AATAAAAAGAATCGCATCTCATATGTCTCCCAACCATTATCAAAAAGAAAGTCTTCAGTATCTAAGCAAAGATAAATCTTACAACATGACAGAAGCTTATAATAACCAGGGATTAAAAACTAAAACGGTTTGGTATGAAGCTTTTGATTCAGCCCCACAAGACCAAATTGAATATATTAAAAAGATGAGAGCCAACGGTGAACAACTTAACAAAGAACCGCGTATTTTATTATCAACGATTCATGGGGTCAAGGGCGGCGAATGTTCAAACGTAGTTCTTCTTACCGATTTAAGTAGGAATACTCAAAAAAATATGGATCGTTTTCCTGACGACGAGAATCGATTACTCTACGTTGGAGCAACGCGAACTAAAGATCATTTACATATTATCAGACCAAAAGATATTTATAAATCATTTAGAATATGAAATGCTGGCACTGTAATACTGAACTAATATGGGGTGGAGACCATGATATCGAAGACGAGAACGAAGACTATGATATGGTCACTAATCTATCGTGTCCCAAGTGTCATTCTCATGTGGATGTTTATCATCCGTCGGAAAAATTAATTAAAGAACATGAATCCTTATAAAAAACAAATTGGCGGCTCACATTATAAAGACATGAAGATTCAGCCCAGTAAATTTATTAATGATAATAAATTGCTATTTGCAGAAGGAAATGCTATTAAATATATCTGCAGACACGCATCTAAAGGAGAAGTACAAGATTTGGAAAAGGCAAAACATTATATTGATATGATTATTGAGAGGGATTATTCCTAATGCAAATGCCTCTCTTCAAGCCACAGACAGAGTGGCTCCCGCCAGAGGAATTTCCAGATTTAACACAAGCTTGTGAAATAGCAATCGATTTAGAAACCAGAGACCCAAATTTAAATATACGAATGGGATCAGGTTCGGTTGTTGGAGTCGGTGAAGTTGTAGGCGTCTCAGTAGCAACGGAAGATTTCTGTGCGTATTATCCTTTTGCTCATGAAGGCGGTGGTAATATGGATCGTAAGATGATTATCAAATGGCTAACCGCTGTTTTAAAAACACCTTCGGATAAAATTTTTCATAATGCCATGTACGATGTCTGCTGGTTACGAGCATTAGGTTTAAAGATTAACGGACGTATTATAGATACCATGATAGCCGCAGCTTTATGTGATGAGAATCGATTACGTTATGATTTAAATGGTTGTGGACGAGATTATGTAGGCAAAGGTAAAGATGAATCAGCTTTATATGAAGCTGCTAAAAGTTGGGGAGTCGATCCTAAAGCTGAAATGTATAAACTTCCAGCAATGTACGTTGGGGCTTACGCAGAACGTGACGCCCAACTCACACTGGAGTTGTGGCAGCAATTAAAGAAAGAAATTTTACACCAGGATATCCAATCCATATTCAAAATGGAAATGGAATTATTTCCCTGCCTAGTGGATATGCGCTTTCTCGGGGTGCGTGTAAATCAAGAACAAGCAGCGAAAGAAAAGAAAACATTGGTGGAACAAGAGAAAAAAATGTTGGGTGAGGTGTTAGTAAGTACGGGGATAGATGTTCAGATCTGGGCTGCACGATCCATTGCCAAAGTCTTTGATAAATTAGGATTGCCTTATGAGCGTACAATTAAGACTCAAGCCCCAAGTTTCACTAAAAACTTTTTAACAAATCATCCACACAATGTCGTGAAGTGTATTGCTAAGGCTCGAGAAATTAATAAAGCTCATACCACTTTCATTGATACGATCCTCAAACATAGCCAAAAAGGTAGGATTCATGCGGAAATTAACCAACTTCGATCCGAAGGTGGAGGAACCGTGACGGGAAGATTCTCGATGAATAATCCAAACTTACAGCAGGTTCCAGCAAGAAACAAGGAGCTCGGACCACGGATCAGATCCTTATTTATTCCCGAAGAAAAATGTACCTGGGGTTGTTTTGATTACAATCAACAGGAACCAAGACTCGTCGTACACTATGCATCCTTACAAAATTTATATGGTGTTGACGAAGTCGTTGAGTCCTATAAAAATGAAGATGCAGACTTTCATAAGATTGTTGCTGACATGGCAAACATTCCTAGACGGCAAGCCAAGACTATTAATTTAGGACTATTCTATGGAATGGGAAAAAATAAATTACAGGCTGAACTTGGAGTGAGTAAACTTCAGGCCGAAGATTTATTTAGAACGTATCACGAGAGAGTTCCCTTTGTAAAACAACTGATGGATGCAACAATGAAACGTGCTCAGGATTCAGGAAAAATTAGAACTTTATTAGGAAGACTATGTCGATTTCATTTATGGGAACCGAATCAGTTTGGGATTCATAAAGCATTACCTCATGATCAAGCGCTCTTGGAACACGGACCAGGAATCAGAAGAGCCTATACATACAAAGCATTAAATAGATTAATACAAGGATCTGCCGCTGATATGACTAAAAAAGCCATGATTGATCTACATAAAGAAGGAATTATACCCCACATACAGGTACATGATGAGTTGGATATTTCCGTAAAAGATGATAAAGAAGCAAGACAAATAGTACAAATAATGGAATCTTCAGTAGCGCTAGAAGTACCTAATAAAGTAGACTATGAAGCTGGCGAAAACTGGGGTAATATAAATTAGGAGGAACTATGGAAAAAGTAAAACAACTATGGGCATTAGCATTAGCTCATAAAAAAATATCTATTGCTGCAGCAGTAGTAATTGTTTTAATTATTATCGCAGCAAACTAGGATTATATGTTGAATGGCTTATCTGAATGCAAACATTCCTGCCACGTATTCGCAGGTAAGAAGAGAATATCTTTATGATCTTAAGGAACACCATGGAGAAGTGGAAGACTGTTTACTTTTTGGGTTTGCATCGATTACAGGGCGTCCGATACTCTTCCATGCAATTATGGAAAACGGAGCTATCTTCTACCGCTTGCCAATCTCTGCGTTCATACAAAGAAGCTTTAATGTCAAAGAGGTTCCTAGGATGCGACTTGACGAGTTGGAGCTATGGAATTGCTTTAGTTACTATCCTAGCGTTACTTCTTTTGATGTCTTGGACGGTCAGTCCTGTAAATTCATAGGAAAAGATAAGAAGTGGTATCCAGGCGCGTATCTTTTTACGGTTGACTGGGGTCATCCAGAGAGTAATATAGTTGACACGGATCATTCGGAGATTCCGCAAGAGCATAAGTGCGCACATATCATAGCCCTGGAAAATGGTAACTATGCGGCTCAGCCAAATAATAGAATCATATGGAGTATTCCATCCTTTACCGTACGGAATGAAATTCCACGGGACTGGAAGACTCAGACTACGGAGTGGAATGTAGAAGATGATCGTAAATGGAGAACAGAAGATTCGGATAGATTCTTCTACGAAATTGAAGAAGTAAAAAATGACAAAGTGTAAAAATTGTAACTGCGATTGCCACTGTTCTTTAAAGGAACATGGTGATATGTATGGAGTTTGTAATTGTATGAACTGTCAACATGAGGAATGTGAAGCGTGCCAATAGATCCAAAAAAATGTTGTGGTATGCACTCAAAAGAAAAAGAAGACAACGGAGAGTGCTGTCAAACAAAAGACGAAGAAAAACAATCGAAGGAGCAAAATGAATAAACTATTTCTAGTGCTCGCACTGTTATTTGCCTTGAGCGCCTGCTCGGTAGGCAAAAAATGTACCTATACACAAGATGGCACCAAGATTTCATCTTATGTATGGTTCTTTCAGGGCGATAAGCCAATTGATTTAGACAAAAACAATTGCGGCTAAGATGAACGAAAAATTAATCACCGCACTACTCGCTATACTATTAGCGCTCGGAGGATGGACACTGCAACGTACATTCTCTCTTTCACAAGATATGGTTCTAATTAAAACCAAAGTGGAGATGATAGAAGATGAGGTATCGAACTTTAAAGATCTTAAGAACAAGAAGAGACGCAAGAAAAAGAAACAGGGAGACTAAATGGATGAAGTATTTAGTATCCTGTATGATCATCGGTTTGTTATTTCTTTTTTCTGTTGGGTGTAATGGCGTAAAGCATGTTATATCAATTGAAGAACCAACAGATCATACTTCAGGGGATGATGGTGGCAAATTAAAATATAAAATCATCTTTGGAGACGTGAATCAAAAGGAATAAATATGAAGCTAGGACCCGAACAAAATGTACAGATGCCGATGAAGACCGTAATCTCTTTGATTATCATGGTCGCACTCGGGACCTTCGGATTTTTTCAAATCCAGGAGAAGCTCAACCAACACTCAACTAAGCTAGAGATTATGGAAAAAGATTCTGAACTTAATACTGAGTTCAGGATCAAATGGCCGAGAGGTTTACTGGGTTCACTGCCCGCAGATTCTGAGCAATTTTTGTTGATCGAGGATCTTTACAAAACC